TGACTCTTGGCTGTCCAAAAATATACGCCCTATGACGCTTATATTCCTTTTGGCGGCCTATTCTGGCTTTGCTGTTGCTTCCATCTTTGAATACGAGACGCGCGGCGCCTATGTTGAGCTGCTTGGGCAGTGGGGCATGCTCGTTATGTCGTTCTATTTCGGTGGACGCACTATGGAAAAAATTGCAGACAGGATTAAAAAATGACGCCACACTTTACTTTAGAAGAATTGACTCACACAGACCACCGTGAGTTAGACAACACGCCAAATGAATCTGAAATCGCAAACATCCAAAGGCTTGCTGAGTTTCTTGAGCAAGTCAAAGAAGTCTTGGGCGGTAAGCCCATCATGGTCAACTCAGCTTTCCGATCAAAGGCTGTCAATGACGCTGTGGGCAGTAAAGATACTTCTCAGCATCGCATCGGCTGCGCTGCTGACATTCGTGTACCCGCTATGACGCCAGACGAAGTAGTGCGCGCTGTCATTGCTTCGGGTTTACCCTATGACCAGATCATTCGTGAGTTTGACCGCTGGACGCATGTGAGCATACCCAACACGCCAGAGGCCAAACCACGCAAGCAAGCGCTGATCATTGATCGGACTGGGACTCGGGCGTTTGCTTAGATAGATTGCGGTACGCCTCAATGGCGGTCTTGAGGTCGCATTGCAAGTGTTGTATGCGGTCGTCCTGCTCGCACAGTTTGGCGTAGGCTTCTTCGGCAAACTTAGCCAAGTTAGCTTGGCTCCATGTAGAAAAGTCTGGTCTGTTGGTCATGCTCTCTCCTTGATGTCGTAAAACCAATCGTCGCCAGCGCTCCACTTGCGTGTGCCGTCTACTGTCCACAGGCGCTGCGCCGCTTGGAAGTCAGGAAACTTTGTCTCATTTGGTATCAGGCTCTGGTCGTACCACAGGCAACGGTTGTTTGGCTGGCAGGCAAACTGGCCGTTGTCCAGCGCAATCCAATTGAACGACTTGTGTTCCTCGGCCTGCTCGGTAAAGCCCGTGTCTAAGTCCATGCCCTCGGCGCAGAAGTCCACCGTGAACAAGTAGCGCCCGAAGTGCCACTCTTTGTCTTTGCCGAGGAACTTGACGCCAAGGTTGCGTAGGCCGATCTTTTCAATGATCGTAAAGCGGTAGCCCATGCAGTCCCACAGCTGTAGCGTGTCAATCGGCAGATTGCCAGCGTCTTTGTGCCAGACGTAGGCGTGGATCGGCAGCTTGTCATACAGGGCGCCGTAGTTGGGCAACAGCGACTCGATGCGGAACACTTGGCCACGCAGGGCTTTGAGGCTGACCCAGATGGCAGGCTCTAGTTCGCCATGGCCTTTGTGGTCGTTGTACAAGAACTCGCGCTTGACAAAGCACTTCATAGGCGGCAGTGATGCCACGATGTAACTCATGTTTTATCCTTAGTCATTGATTTCTTTCTTTGAGGGTGCGTCTAGTTCGAGGCGGTAATACTTGGCAGGCATCTTGGCGTTCTTGTCCAGTTGTTTGCGTAGCCAGTCAATGCCGCCAAGTTCTTGGAAGATCATCATGTGACGATCCGTGAGCCTGATCTGGCGGCCTTTAAGGGGTTCGGGTGGTTTTGGGCGTGGCATTTCTTGTATATCTACCAATTGATTGTTTAACCCAGCAGGACTGGCAGTGCCATTTGTGGCCGATGCTGATTCCACCTTCGGGCGGCTTGTCTGTCTGGCACTTGGCGCAGAGTTTAAATTTGTGCATTATTTTTGAAGTGAGATAGGCATGTAGATACACGCCTTGGACTTGCTGTTCTGCACAACAAGAGGGGCGGCTGGCGCGCGCCGTTTGCAGTTCATGCACTTGGCGCATGGCTGTACGGGCGCGCACTTGAGGTAGTTAAAAATCACTGACTTTCTCAGGTGGGGGTGGGGGCATGTTCTCAGACGGTGGCGTCCAGCCATGCTCACGCCAGAGGGCTTGCACGTCTGAGCCGCGCTGGTAGTTAAACGCACGGTCGTTCAGGCTCTTGCTTGGGTAGGTTATTTTAGTGCCTTGGGGTGGTGTCCAATTGATCATGGTTGTATTGCTCCTTTGAGTAGTTCTAGTCTCTCCCGCGCAACGCGCAGGGTGTTGTAGCGCTGGTGAAGGCGCTGAAGCATGGAGACGCGTTTGGCGCCTTCACGTTCTTCGTTTAGCAGTCTGAGGACTTCTTCCTCTGTCAGACTGCTTAATTTGTTATTCAGGCTGCGCCAGGTGTCGTTCAATTTTTCTCTCCAGTTCGTAGATTTCTTTTTTGCAGTTAGCGTAGGCGCGGGTACTGGCGTTAAGGTTGCGCTCTCTGATACGCAGTTCAGCCTTGGCCGTCTTAAGTTTGGCCTTCCATAAGTCAAGTCTTTTCATTTTTCTCTTTCAATTTGGCTTCAATGGCTTTGGCAATTTCTTCAAATGAATACCAGCCCATAATGTTTTGCATTTCGTACCAAGTCTTTTTCATTTCATCGTCCGTCAGGCCGACCCACTCACGCTTCTCAAAGTGATATGGCTGGCCAATCTCACGCAAGATTTGCTTGCCAAGGTTGCTGTGCTTTTCGACGTCGTTGAAGGCTTCGTCTTCTTCGGGTGTCCAATCGGTCATGCTTGTCCCCTTGCTCGGATGGCTTGATCTACACGATTCGAGAGGCCACGATCAGCGCCAAGTAGTGCAATCCCTGCCCAATAAGCACACGCCTCACGCTCATGCTGGGCTACTAGCTTGGCAAAGGCTTCAATATTGAAAGGGCTACAACGCATACAGTCATCCCATGTATTTCCTTTGTCCCATCCACAGCTTTCAGCCATCTCAATGATTTCATCTTGTGTCATTTAAGTTCCTCCATAGCAATGTCAGAGATGGCGCGCTTGTCATGCAAGGCCGCCCAGATTTTCTCGTCAACCGTTTTGTTGGTCAGCATCACATAGCACCACACAGGGTGTTTTTGCCCGCTGCGATGCAGACGGCCAATGGTCTGCTCGTATAGTTCCAGACTCCACGGCAGTGACAGAAACACCATGTGACAGCCGCCGTGTTGGAGGTTGAGGCCGTGGCCTGCTGACTTTGGATGTACAGCGAGCAGTTGTATTCCGCCTTTATTCCATCGCTCGATGGCGTCTGGGCTGTCAAGGGTTTGCAAACGTCCGAAGCGCCTTGTGAGTTCGGCAAGTTCTTCTTGGTAGTTGTACACAATGATGGTGTTGGCATGCTGGTTCTCGTCTAGTAATTCTTCAAGTCGCTCAAACTTGTGCAGGCCGTACCAAATCGGCTTTTGCTCTCTTATGAACCGGCCTGGTACATCTGACAGCGTGGTACTTGTATCGTAGACAAAACCCGACGCCAGTTGTTGCAATTTGCCCGTTACGACTGCCGCATTTATTGCAGTAATACCATCCAACACAAAATCTTTTTTGAGAGTGTTGTATGGTTTTAAATCCATGTCGCACTTGACCTCAACCGTATGCAAAGGCGGTAATTTATCCTTATACTCACCTGCCTCCAAGACAAATGTGGCAGGCCTAATTACGTCCATGACTTTTTCAAGCGAGCCAACACGAGGCGACCATTCGCCGAAGTCCTTGTTGATCAGCACAAAGTACTGCTGCATAAACGCGCCCTTGGAACGGCCAAGCAATGTTTGGTCAACAATCTTGCACTGACCGAAGACGTCTTCTAAGCCGTTGCTAGTGAATGAGCCAGTCAAGCCCCAGCGCGTTGTCATGGGGTCAACGACTTTCAAGAACGCTTTGAAGCGTGTGCCGGATGGATTTTTGAGGCGCGTGAGTTCGTCAAACACAACCCCATCAAAATTTAATTTTTGTTCGGCCAGCCACTGCAAGTTGTCGTAATTGGTCACGATCACTTGAGCGTTACTTTTAAGGGCGTCTAAGCGTTGCTTAGGTGTGCCAACGCACAAGGCCATGCTCAGGCGGTCGCCCCACTTGGGGCGCTCGACTGGCCACACGTCCGTGCAGACGCGCTTAGGAGCCAGCACCAGCCAGCGCTTGACGTGGCCGTCGCGGATCATCTCCCACATGGCGGTCAGCGTGATGGCAGTCTTACCAGCACCGACTGGCGCCAAGATCATGGCGCGGTCATGCTCGTAGAGAAAGTCAGCGGCTGTCTCTTGATAGGGTCTAAGTTGCATACGCGCTTTCAAACACATGCAAGCCTAAGTCAGAGTCAACACAATTGCGTAGCGCCTGGCGCTTGTTAGAAATCTTGCTGGCCGCCACAATCTCATGGCCTTCAAAGTCTGAAATCTTGTTCTTGTGCCGAATGTCAGACTTGTCAAACTTGCGCGCAGGGACGTCAAAGTTTGACCAAAACAAATGGCGCTGCATCTCAAACGTAGGCTTGACAAGCGGCTCGTAGTAAGGCTTGACGTTTTCAACAACGTATTTACCTTTAAAATAATGTTGTAAAAATACAATCTGCGCGTACAGCGTCATGTCCGGCATGATGGGCGCAAAGCCTTTACCGATGACGCCGACGTTATGGCGGTACTGGCCGTGGCTTGGGCAGGGTGGGCTGGCCCAAATAAAGTCAAACTCAGCGTAGTGCTTTTCCAGATACGCAACAGCGTCACCAACAACCACAGTGTCTTGCGGGTAGAGCTGGCCATAGACTTGCGCGATTTCTGGCGAGTATTCAACAGCCGTCACTTCACACCCCCCCCATAAACGGCGGTTGCCACCGATACCGGCGTACAAATTAAGTACTTTTAATCCACTCATCAACTTGTTCCTTAGTCCAAAGACATGCGTAGTTTTGACGCAACAGCATCATGTCGGTTTCAAATAATTTCTGGAGCGCAGACAGTCTGCCGCCCTTGGTTTTGACTTCCACAAACCATGTCTGCCCATCGGGTAAACACGCAATGCGATCTGCTACACCTTTGCGTCCAGGCGAAGTAAACTTCCAAGTCCTGCCGCCGATGCGCTGCACCGCCCAGTCAAAATAAATTTCAATTTCTTTTTCACGCATGCCGCAAAGTATACATGTAAAAAAGATTTGCACAACAATTATTTTTGTGCTACATTCAAAGCTCATTAACTAAAGGACAGTAAAGTGCAACACTCAAACATCGTAGGCGGCTCAACAGCCAAGCGCGTCATCAACTGCCCAGGCAGTGTGGCGTTGGTGCAGAAGATGCCACCCAAACCCTCAAGCAAATACGCTGACGAAGGCACGCTCCTTCACAACGTCATGGCCGAACTCATCATGAGTGAGGAGCCGCCAGAATATTACATTGGCACACGCTATGAAGATCAAATTCTTACGTTTGAACTGGTGGAAGAAAAGATACTGCCAGCCTTGCGCGCCCTTGACGTCATCGACCCCGAGCATAAGATGGAGATTGAAGCAGAGACTAGAGTTGGTTTTGGTGATCTGCTGCCTGGCGTGTTTGGTTCTACTGATCTTATTGGCCGCCTTGGTAATCGCGCCGTCGTTCTTGATTGGAAATTCGGTGATGGTGTCATGGTCGAGGTGGAAGAAAACCCACAGTTGATGTTCTACGCCGCAGCCGCCATGCGTACCAAAGAAGCGCAGTGGGCGTTTGAAGGCGTGACTGAGATTGAATGCGTCATCGTGCAGCCGCCTGAGATTCGCCGCTGGGTCACAACGCCAGAGCGCATTGCTAAGTTTGAATTGGAATTAGTGCAAGCAGTTAAGCAAGCAGAAAAGCCTGACGCAAAGCTGACTGTGGGTGACCATTGCCGTTGGTGCGCTGCCAAGCCGATCTGCCCCAAGATGACTGGCGCTGTTGACCGCGCGCTCAAGGTGCAGTTGGATAATTTAGACGCGCCCAAGATCAGCGCCTACCTCAAGAACGCTGACATGCTTGAGGAATGGATTAAAGACTTGCGCTCACTGGCCTTGCAGATGCTTGAGTCTGGCGCCAAGTTACCCGAATACAAACTGGTGGCCAAGCGTGCCATCAGGTCATGGTCGGATGAGGAGAAAGCAAAAGTCGCTTTGTTCGCATACGGCCTCACAGAATCTGAAGTGATGGAGACTACCGTTGTCTCCCCTGCGAAGGCCGAGAAGGCGTTGAAAAAACGCAAGATCGGCCTACCAGAAGACCTCGTGGTCGCCATCTCGTCAGGTAACACTTTGGCAAGCGTGGATGACCCGCGCCCTGAAGTGATGCTCTTGGGCAAACAGTTATCTGCTGCCCTTTCTAAACTCCAGTAAAGGAAAATCATGTCTAGTTTAGTAACCTTCTCTCAAGCAAACCTCCCCGCCGTTTCAACCTTGTCAAGCGCTTTGCGTTCGATCCAAGCCGAAGTCGGCCCAGCCGGTGTTGTCATCCTCAAGATGGACAAAACTGGTCACTGGGTCTTCGGTGCAGATCAAACGGAAGTCGAAGACGACGCTGTTTGGGCTGTCAATCCTTTCTCTTTTGTCCACGGCTTTATTGCTTGGGGCGATGGTGAAGTGTTGGGCGAGAAAATGACCAGCGTTAGCAACCCCCTGCCTGCTTTGGATGAGGCACCCCCTCAAGCCAAGAAAGGCTGGGAGAGCCAAGTTGGTATGTCACTTAAGTGCATCAGCGGCGAAGACAAGGGAATGGAAGCACGCTTCACCACCACGTCAGTGGGCGGCAAACGCGCAGTACAAACCTTGGCTGTTGCTCTGGCCGAGCAAGTCGAGAAAGACCAAAGCAAGCCAGTGCCAGTCGTGCGTCTGAAGAAAGACCACTACGCTCACAAGTCCTACGGCAAGATTTACACGCCAGTGTTTGAACTTGTCGAGTGGGTGAGCATGGATGGCGAAACGCCTGAAGTCGCACCTGAGCCAGAAGCAGCGCCTACACGTCGCCGCCGTAGCGCTTAACTTTCTGAAGCCCCGTGACAGGGGGCTTTGGAAAGGAGACGCCAATGCTTTGGTTAGATTTCGAGACACGCAGTATGTGTGACCTACGCGCCAAGGGCGTGTACAACTACGCGCAAGATGCAAGCACCGATGTGCTGTGCATGTCGTATGCGTTTGATGATGAGGAAGTGGTGACGTGGGTGCCGACCCAGCCATTCCCCGAGCGCGTTCGCAACTACACCGGCCAGATCAGGGCGCACAACGCTGCGTTTGAGCGCTTGATCTTTTGGTACGTCTTACAAATAAATTTTAAGTTGGAGCAGTTTTATTGCACTGCAACACAAGCCCGCGCCAACTGCGCGCCTGGCAGTCTGGAGGACGTTGGCCGCTTTGCTGGCGCGTCTATGAAAAAAGATCACAGGGGCGCGCAATTAATTCGCTTGATGTGCGTGCCGCCATTCAAAGACTCGCCTGAACTCATGGCCGAGATGATCCAGTACTGTGAGCAAGACGTGCGCGCCATGCGTGCAATTAGTCAGGCCATGCGTGACTTGTCAGCCGAAGAATTAGAAGACTACCACGTCAACGAGCGCATCAATGATCGCGGCGTGTTGGTCGATGTGCCGCTGTGCCAAGCAGCCGTTAAGTTTGCCTCCGATGAACTCATTGAGATTGAGCAGATCGTCAAGGAAGTCACGGGCGGCGCAATCACTAGCGTCAGGTCGCCACGCATGCGTGAGTGGGTGCTTGAGCGCGTGGGTGATGAGGCAAAGAAGTTGATGGAGAAGGATGGCAAGTACTCCATTGACAAGACTGTACGAGCCAACCTTTTACTCATGGAGAACCCCGATGAAGTCCCTGCCGATGTCCAAGAAGTTATCCAATGCGCCGACGACCTCTGGGCGTCGTCTGTGGCGAAGTTCAACCGACTTAGCTGTCTGGCGGACGAGGAGGATCAGAGGGTACGAGGAGCGTTCGTATTTGCTGGAGGTTCCGCGACTGGCCGCGCATCATCCTACGGCGCCCAAGTCCACAACTTCACACGCAAGTGCGCCGATGAGCCAGAGGACGTCAGGCAAGCCATGGTCAGAGGACACGCAATCGTCCCTCGGTATGGAAAGCGCGTTACCGATGTACTTAAGGGAATGCTCAGACCTGCGCTCATTCCCGCAGCCGGTAAGCATTTCGTCGTGGCAGACTGGGCGGCCATCGAAGCGCGCGTCAACCCGTGGCTCTCAGGACGAGGCGCCGATAAACTGGAACTATTCCGCACTGGGGAAGACGTCTATAAAGTCAATGCCGCCGCAACATTTAATGTTCGCGTGGCAGACGTCACCAAAGATCAGCGCCAGATCGGCAAGGTTCAAGAGCTTGCCTGCGGATTTGCTGGCGGCGTGGGGGCTTTTGCTGCTATGGGTCGGGCTTATGGGATCAGTCTTCCTGAGCCAGTTGCCAAACGCATGGTGGATGGCTGGCGGCGTGCTAATCCTTGGAGCGTACCTTATTGGGCGGCGCTTGAGGAATCCTATACCCGTGCAATGAGAAACAAGGGGCGTGAGTTTAAGGCTGGCCGTATAACATATTTGTTTGACGGCTTGCACCTATGGTATGCCCTACCCTCTGGCCGAATCTTGTGCTACCCCTATGCCAAATTAGAACCCGAGGGCGTCAGTTATGCCAAAGCGGCATGGAAGCCCGCGCAAGATGCAAAAGAATGGCCACGTGCCCGCCTTTGGAAAGGCTTGGCATGTGAAAATGTGACGCAGGCGGTCGCCAATGACTTACTCCGACATTCCCTTAGACAACTCGATGACGTTGTGCTTCATGTGCATGACGAAATCGTTGTCGAAACAGCCGACCCAGAAGCGGCAGAGAATTTAAAACGTGTGATGTGTACAGCGCCAGCATGGGCAGATGGCTTGCCCTTGGCCGCTGAAGTTGAAACTATGAAAAGGTATGGCAAATGAACTTTCTTGAATTTTTAATGTCCTTGGCTCCCGAAGGTGAGACGGCGCTGATCGTGCGTCAGAAGCCCCAACTCAAAGACGGCCAGATGCAATTCCATGCAGACGGTGCAATCAAATGCACATGGCCCGCTATGCTGCCCACGGCCAACATCAAAAAAGACTGGGCCATCTACGGCAACACGGCCAGCTTCATCATCGACCGCTTCAAAGACGGCCACCCAAGCGCTGGCGTGGCGTGTTGTGAGTACGTGCTTGTCATGGTGCTGGACGACGTGGGCACCAAGGCCAAAGTGCCACCCATCGAACCGACTTGGAAGATTGAGACGTCACCAGGTTCTTTTCAATGGGGCTATGCATTTTCTGAGCAGCCGACTAAGGCCGACTTCGCGGCGGCTATCAAATCTATCGCCGACGCCGGTTATACCGACAAGGGCGCCATCAATGCCGTGCGTAACTTCCGCCTACCTGGCTCGATTAACTTGAAGCCAGGCCGTGAGAACTTCGCCGCCGAGTTGGTAGAGTTTCACCCCGAACGTGATTTTACGCTTGAGCAGATCTGCAAGGCCCTTGACGTGGTGCCAGCGCCTGCCGACTCTATCGGCGTGCGCCCGATCCGCTTGTCAGACGACGGCGCTGACGACGTTATGGCGTGGCTCTCCGGCCAAGGTCTGCTACTGTCGCACCCCAACCAAGAGGGCTGGGCTGGCATCATCTGCCCTAATTCGGCCGAGCATACCGACGGCAACCCAGAGGGCCGTTACATGCCCGCCAACCGCGCTTACCGCTGCCTGCACAGCCATTGCGTGGACCTTGACTCAAACATGTTCCTTAAGTGGGTGGCCGACAATGGCGGCCCCAAGCATGCGCCTGGTTTGCGTGAAGAACTCTTGACCATGGCCATGGACCAAGCGCTTGCCAAGTTGACGCCGTCCGACATGTTCACCGACGACGCCTCCGCCGTGATTGCCGAGGTCGAGCGCAAAGAGTTGGGCCGTGTCGAGAAGGCGCAGTGGTATGAGCGCTTCGCGTACATTCAAGACGACGAGTCCTACTTTGACATGCAAGACCGCCGCGAGATATCGCGCCAGACCTTCAACGCCCTGTTCCGTCACATCCCTTGCCGCTCTATCCATGGCAAGAACCCCAAAATTGAGGCGTCCGTGTGCTTTGATGAGAACCGCCAGACCATGGGCGCCAAAGCCCTTGTCGGCATTACTTACGCCGCTGGTGACTCGGTCATTGTGGCGCGCGACGGTGACCTTTACGGCAACCGCTGGCGCGATGCCCGGCCCCCTGTGGCCGCTGGTGATGTGACCCCGTGGATGGACCACTGCAAAAAACTGGTGCCCGATTCCCGTGAGTTGGACCATATCCTGAACGTGATGGCCTTTAAGGTCCAGCACCCCAACATCAAGATCAATCACGCCGTGTTGCATGGCGGCGACCAGGGGTCCGGCAAAGATACCATGTGGGCGCCGTTCATCTGGGCCGTCTGTGGCCCTCACCTTAAAAACCGTGGCCTGCTGGACAATGACACCATGAGCAGCCAATTTGGTTATGCCCTCGAGTCCGAAATTTTAATTTTGAATGAGTTGAAAGAACCCGACGCGAAGGAAAGAAGGGCACTCGCGAATAAACTAAAGCCCATCATCGCCGCACCCCCTGAGATGTTGACCGTGAACCGTAAGGGCCTGCACCCCTACCAGATGGCCAACCGCGTGTTCGTGCTGGCATTCTCAAATGACCCCGTGCCGATTAGTTTAGATTCGCAAGACCGCCGCTGGATGTGCATTTGGTCCCATGCCCCCCGCATGGCCGCTGACGCCGCCGCCAAGATGTGGGACTGGTACAAAAACGGCGGGTTCGCCGCCGTGGGCGCGTGGCTCATGGCCCGCGACGTCTCCGCGTTTAATCCTGGCGCCGCGCCCATGATGACAGAGTTTAAATTGAACCTTGTCGAGCATGGTATGAGCATGGCGGAGAGTTACCTTGTCGAGCTTATGCGCGGGCGCTTAGGTGAGTTTTCTAAGGGTGTAGTGGCGTCCCCCTTCCATGCCCTGTGCGACCGCGTGGCGGGCGCCGCTCCCGCTGGCGTGAAGGTCCCCCAGCCCGCGTTATTGCATGCGCTTAAAGAAGCTGGCTGGGTTGACCTTGGCCGCGTGGCGTCCGGTGATTTTCAGAGTAAAAAGCACCTATTCTGCGCCCCTGACATGGCCAACATGAGCAAATCAGATCTGCGCCGCATGGTGGAAGACCTACCGGCGCCGCTGGCCGTGCGCCTAGTCAAATAAAAAAAAGGCCCCTATCACTAGGGGCCTATGAGGTGTGGCAACTGCTACAGGTCGAGGAGAACGGCCAGCAGCGCCCCCAGTATAAGGGCAATTAGTAGAACCATGCTAGTAGGCCTTCTGCATGGCCTCGAGCGCGCCCCGGTGTATAAGGCGCCTGGCTTCGGGGCCTTCGGCCATGGCCATCTTATATTCATGCTCTGACACTTTCCCCAACTCATGTTGATAACCCAGGTCGATATAATAGTGATCGGCATAAGTGAGCGGCGCCCATGGCGCGATTATTTCCCTCATTAGAGGGTGTAAATTATCCTTCGTTTTCATAAAGATCCTCTCCGGTGTAATTGGTGGCTGGCGCCGTGTTTAGATTCTCATAAAAGCCGGTTAACGTGTTTTCTTTGCCATAAGGCGCGCCCTTACCCGTTGGAAAGCTGCGCGTGTTGCTATTTATCGCGTAATACATGGCCACGTATTCGGACGTGCTCATGCCGCCCCAATAATTAGGAAAACGGCGCAGCTCCGCGCCCTTACTTTTTACGGTCCTATGCTTGCCGGTGCATTTGGCATGCTCCGCGAAAATGTCGCGCGCGTCATTTACTTTGTAGGCCGTCCGGCCAATTTTTATGGTTTTCATGGTTAACAATCCCAGTCTTCGGTTGATAATTTGATGTTGCAAAAATCTTGATCATGCTTGTTGACGTGTTCGCGCATGACGCGCGCCAGCTTGTCGATTAGGACCCGGTCCACAATCCCGGCGTGGGTGAACGTCGCGAAGGGCTGCGCGTCGATCCCGGCCAGCTCGAACGCGTTGCCGTAGTGAAACGTCATTTTCACGTTTTGTATGTATTTCATGTTTTTTTGATCCTATAGTCAGAAGGGTTAAAATCGGCCATGTGGCCATGCTTCACCGCGAAGGCCAAATTGGCCAGCAAATCGGCCAAATCGGCCGCCGCCGCGTCGCGCGTGTCGAATTGATCCCCAGCGCTTTCCCAGCCGTGCATCATGCGGGTTTGTATCTCATATGTCATTTGGTCCCCTTAAATAGTGCAGCAGCCACAGCATGGCGCGTCGATGCACCGGCCGCGCGGGTTCCGGTGGAATACGCTGGCGCCGTGTTCACCGTAGAAAATAACGCGAGAGTCGCCCGGCTCTTCCAGCCATGCCCGGCGCGCGACCGTGTCAAATTTAATATCATCGCCCGGGTTTATTCGGGCGCCGGACCGGCTGCAATAGCCGGGGAATTTTGCGCGCATGCTTTTAATGGTCATATATCACCCCGTTCGCTAAAATTTTGGTCAAATTGGCCGCCGGTATATACCGGACCGTGCCGCCGTTTTCATGGGCGCGCCACGTACCCGCAAAATCAACGGCCACGACCGGACCGTCAACGGCCACCACGACGCCGCGCGCGTCGGCCGTGGCCTTGTCATGGCCCACGCGCCGGACTACGGCGCGCGCGAATGCTACCTTGTCATTTATTGAAAATTTCATGCTGCCAACCTTAAGTTAATTACACGGTGGCGCGAACCATGCGCCGGGAATCCTACAATAGCCGCGCGCTGGCGCTGGCACAATTGGCACGTCGCGCAGCTCACGTCGTCGCGCTGGGTGGCCGGGCAAACAACGACGGGCCGGCCGGCTGGGGTTTTTAGGTTTTCATTTTGCGTTGACGGTAAAACGACGACGACGGGACCGGCATTCTGGCTGGCCAAATAATCGGCGTCATGTAGATCATTGGCCGATAAATTGACGGTAAATCCCCACGCGTTCGCGTGGCGGATCCAATTAATTGATTCGGCGTCGCGGTGATGCGAATAAGTAAACCCGCGTTTACCGGTATTGGCCGCGACAAGCTGGCCCAGCTTCACGGCGTCGATTGTGCCGTTTTGTTGGGGCAAATCGCCAGCTTGATTGTGGCGCCACAATTGGCCGTCGGGTAACGCGCCGATAGTGTCGCAGAATTCACCCCAGCCGGTCCCGCGTTTTTTATCACTAACGGCGGACCAATGAAGGGCCAATGGGCCGCTGGCCGCGTAACATTCGGCCTTCATTTGGCAATCACTGGGGCAGCTGTCGCGCTCTGTAGTTGATACGGGTATTGGCCCCGTTTTGACGTTCGCGCTTTTAAGGGTTAAATGTACTTGCATGGCTGGCCCCTTATTTTGTAAGAACGTCAAAATAAGCCAGGGCGCCGACGGTTAACGCGGCCGCGATGACGACGACGGCGAATAGATCTAATAATGCTTTTTTCATGTTGTTTTGCCTTTAGTTGAGATTAGAAAATGAAGGCCGGCGCTTAGCCGGCCGGGTTGGTTTAATAGTTCCATGCCTTCGTGTTTTTAGCAGCGGCCCACTTTTTGGCTGCTACTTTGCTATCAAAATAGGCCGATTCAAGCGGCGCGCCTTGCAGCGCTGGCGTCGCTGTGATGTAGCAAATAAACTTATAACCGGATTCTTTACGCGCTTTAAAAATGTGAGAGTAGATCATTTTGGGCCTTTACTTTAGGTTAGTTGATACCGGCTTTTCGTTGCCAGTGCTGCTATTGTAAAAGATTCTTTTACATTGTCAACACCTAATTGCAAATTATTTGTGGTTATGCAAAATTTGCATAGTTGGGTTTTTTAGGTCATCGTTTGGCCATGCTGGCGCGCAGATTGACCTAAGCGCTGGCCAGCATGCATGCTCACAATTCGAGGGTTTTAGGTCATTTGGGTCATTGTTTCTAATTAAGAAAATAAAAGATTTTGATATAAGGGTTAATACCTATAAAACCATGCATTGTAGACAACGCGTCTACCGCCGCCGATTTTAAATCGATGACCAAATGACCCAAATGACCCAAAGACTTCGCGCCAGCATGGCGCGCATGGCCATGCTTTTAGGTCATTTGGGTCATCAAAAAACCATGACCCAAATGACCCAAAGCATGCATGGCCATGCAATAAAAAACCATGACCCAAATGACCCAAATGACCCAATGGCCGCCGGCTGGTTTGCCCTGGTGCATGCGGCGCCAGCTGCAGCATGCGGGCACGGTGGCTGGTGGCTGGTGGCCGCCGCCGGCATGGCCGGCATGGCCTGCAGCATGCGGCTGGGTGCCCCGGGCAGGGCCGGCGGCAAAGGGCCAGCAAAAACGTAGCGTTCACGAACAATTTTTTTTCTTACAAAAATTTGCAAACAGCTTTAAATTTTTTGATTTTTATTTTTTGTTGTAAACTTACAGCACTCGCAAACGCGCAGGAGAACACATGTTCCATTCGATTCCATTTACACCGCGCAAGGTCGAAGCGACAGAATCGCGCCTAAAGGCTGTATATGACGCGGCCAAGCTGGGCCTCAAAGGCGACGCACTGGCGCTTGCCGCAGGCATGCTGCCTATTGAATACCGGCAACTCACGCAACTTGACCCCGTGGTGGAACTCGCCGCGCAAAAAGGCAAGGCGGATGGCGAAATAGAACTGTCCAAGGTCATGCACGCCGCAGCCCTAGACGGCGACGCCAAGGCGGCGTTAGAAATCCTTAAACATCAACACGGTTGGGTGGCCAAGCAGGCCATATCTGTCGAGGTCGATCAGCGCATATCAATCACTGGCGCGCTGGCCGAAGCACAGAAACGCGCCCTCACAGTCGAAGACGCTAACATCATAGAAGCCCAAGTCAATGCAATCGACCATATACAGCGCTGAAGACGAACAGGAACTGATGGCGCGTCTGTGGGCGCCAGCGATCAAGGACAACCCCTTGGCGTTTGTAATGTTTGCGTTTCCTTGGGGTCAGCCTGGCACGCCACTGGAGCATTTCAAAGGCCCACGCAAATGGCAGCGTGAAGTCCTCACACATATTGCCGACCACATTACCCAGAACAAAGGCCAACTAGACTTCAATACCTTACGCCACGCTGTCTCGTCAGGCCGTGGTATTGGTAAGTCGGCCTTGGTCTCATGGATCACAATCTGGATGTTGACCACGCGGATTGGCTCGACAACCATTATCTCGGCCAACAGTGAGTCTCAGCTTAGGTCAGTCACATGGGCCGAGATTACTAAGTGGCTGGCGATGGCGCTTAACAGCCATTGGTTTGAAGTGTCAGCCACACGGCTGATGCCCGCCAAGTGGCTCACGGAATTAGTCGAGCGTGATCTTAAAAAAGGCACGCGCTACTGGGGTGTCGAGGGGCGGCTGTGGTCAGCGGAGAACCCCGACGCTTACGCGGGTGTCCACAACTTCGACGGTGTGCTGGTCGTGTTTGATGAGGCCAGCGGTATTGACGACAGCATCTGGGCGGTGACCTCAGGCTTCTTTACAGAGAACACGCCTAACCGCTTCTGGATGGCGTTTTCTAACCCACGGCGCAACACTGGGTACTTCTACGAAGCGTTTAATAGCAAGCGGGAGTTCTGGACGACCAAGGTAGTTGACGCACGTACCGTGGAAGGAACGGACAAACAGGTCTACCAGCAAATCATCGACGAATATGGTGCTGACTCTAGTCAAGCCCACGTTGAGGTCTACGGTCAATTCCCCTCGGAAGGCGACGATCAATTCATATCGGCAAGTTTGGTAGACGAAGCGATGAAGCGACCCAAATATCAGGACGCCAGCGCACCCATAGTGATCGGCGTAGACCCAGCCCGCTTTGGCGCGGATGCAACAGTCATCGCTGTCAGGCAAGGACGCGACATTATTGCCATTCAGCGCCACAGAGGCGACGACACTATGACTGTCGTTGGGCATGTGATCGAGGCGATTGAAGAATACAAGCCAGCTTTGGTCGTGATTGACGAGGGCGGCCTTGGCGCAGGCATTGTGGATCGCTTGAAAGAGCAACGATACAAGGTCAAGGGCATCAATTTTGGTAATAAGTCCATGAACCCCATCATGTATGGCAATAAAAGGGCCGAAATGTGGGG